CGGGGTCGGGCTGGATTGGTACGTCCGAGAACTGCGGAACAAGGGTTGGCACAAGGCCGAGCACATCGTCCCGCACGACGTACAGGTCAGAGAACTAGGATCGGGAAAGTCTCGGTTGAATCCTTCAGCCCCGCCGCTTCGATAAACCGTCCCAACGTCGCTCGATACTGCCCAACAGAGACAAGCGGATTGGCAGGGCCGAATTGCTGGAGAATCTGCTCTTGCTTCGACAGGATCATCTGAAGCATTGCCATCTGCTCATTCTTCGATCCGGTTCCGAGTCCGACACTGATCGAAACGTCGTACAAGTTCGACCACTCTCGCGGATCCATCTCGACGAACTTGCCACGCATCCGAATCAAACGGGGCTTGTCCTGATACTTGCAGAGCAGATGCAGAATGCCGCGGAAAAGGCTCTTAACGCCCGTCTCAGCGAACAGCCGAGCGATTAGCTCCATCTTGCCAGCACCCGCTTGCATCGTCGCTGCTACAGCCGCAGCCGTGACGTTTTGCAGGATATTTGGGTCGAGACCTTGCGAAGTCTCCGACACCCCCGACCGCTTGGCTTGCACCGAGTCGAAATAACCCAGCATCGGGTAAGCGGAACCAGTGATATCCGGCACCTGAATCGGAGCGACTGCACCAGTCGATTTCGTCCTGACAACACCACCAGGAGTGACGTTCAGCAGGTCGTCCAGGTTCACCTGACCGTCAACAACCTGCATCCGAGCGTTGTTGATGAGGTAGAGGTTATCCAGCATCTGCCGAGTGACGGTGGACTTGATTAGCTGAATGTCCATCGTCCGGTCTGCCAGCGACTGACCGAAGAACTTGTGCGGAATCGGAATCGGGCAGATCACGTGAAATGGCACGTAATCGGTCGGAATGTTGGCTTCCCGCCCGTCAGCGTAGGTCAGAATCGTGCTGTTGGAGTAGAAAATCTGACGGAGTTCTGCGATCCCATCCTCGTCGTAATCCACGTACAGATAAGACTCGTAGACCTCGACCTCTTGCATTGACTCGTCGAGACTGTCCTGCTCGTACGGTTCTTCACCAGGAGAGTATCGAGCGATCCGCTCCTCGGTGAAGTCGAGACTGTTGTAGACGGGAAGGCTGTATACCTCGTCCTTGTCGAACCCCATCTGAACAAGTTCCGACCGCGGCATCAGCCTACGGTGCGCCATGAACGGTGATTTCGTCTCACCGAACCGCGCTTTCTTGCTGACGATCAGTTCTTCGGGAGGAATGCAGTCAATCTGAATCCGGCCTGACTTGGTTTTCTTGCGTACGACAACATTGTGCGAACGGGTGACTTGATCGACAACCGTTCCGTCCGGCATCTGCATCTGCGATACGGATTCTTCCGTCTCCTGGCCGACGATCTCCATCGTACCGTCTGACAGTAGTAGGACAAGCTCCGTGTCCGACAGCCCGCGGTAGGTTTCCTCGTCTACTTCGATCTTTTCTTCCCAGACCGCTTTTACCGTCCCGGTCTTGGCAAGCAGAGCGTCCTTGAACCAGTCATGCAGGATGGCAAAACCGTTGTTGTCCTTGGTAAACACCCAATTACCGTAGTCCGTCGCCTGATCTGCGCCTTCCTCATCGCCTGGGCCAACAGGCTCGTATCTGGCAATCTCATCGTTTGCAGTGAATACGCGAATGAGTTGCGGCAGCGCACCATCGATAACCTCTGCCACCTCGCCAGTGACGATCTGGCTGCGACCTTCTTGCTCGTTGCCGTAAGGGTTTCGCAGGTAGTAGTTCAGTGCTTCGGCACGTTCTGCTGTGGTTTCGCTGTCCAGCATCCCGATAGCATCGTCGATCTCTGCTTGCAGAATGCCGGTAAGAGTCCCGTTATCCATTTACCACCTCGCGCCTAAAATACTTCCGCTTCTCTGGGTCTTTCGTCTCCAGTTCAGCGAGTTTCTTCTCAAGTTCAGCAACCCTGCGCTGCAAATCTTCAAACTCGCGCTTCTGAACGATGAAACCTTGTGGCATTAGCATCAGACCACCCACCTTGTATTAACGTTGATCGGCTTCGACCAGGATGATGTTTCATTCAGACCGACTGCAAGATAACGAAATGCGTCCGATCCGTGGCTAGACCAATCGTGTAAGGGTCTATCATAAAAGACTTTCTGCTTTTCGTCGAAAGTCCGTCTGTAGTTCCGCAGGCAGTTCAACCCTTCGCTCGTTTGCGGGATGTTGAACCAGCAGCGGGGCAAAAGTCTGCGGACAGCTTGGATACCGTCATCCACCGATAAACGTGGCGCAATCGTGCAACTGAGGTCAGCCTGCTGCAAGACCTCCAACCGAGACTTTCCAGACCCTAGTTCTCTGACCTGTACGTCGTGCGGGACGATGTGCTCGGCCTTGTGCCAACCCTTGTTCCGCAGTTCTCGGACGTACCAATCCAGCCCGACCCCGTGGTTCTCAATGTAGTCTAGGAGTCTGACTTCTTGTCCGTGGACTTGTGCGATCCAGATCGAAGTCGAGTCGCCAATGCCGAGATCCCATGCAGCAAACGTCTTGCAGAGGTCATCGCGGACGATAGAGCAGAAGCGACCTTCTCCCTCCATCTGGTTAAGAATTTGCCCATAGTAAGCCCCCTCGACAGCAGCGTGGAATGAACACTCGAACTCTTGGTCGTACTTGTCGCGCCCCATCTCTCGCAGCGCATCGTCTAGTTCTGACTGAGCAATGATCTTCGTCTGACTGGCGCGGAACTCGAGCAACTTCCACCCAGGTTCACCCTGTGCCCTGTTCCGCAGATCGTAGAAGTGATTCTGGCCTTTAGGTGTGCCGATGAACATTGCCCAGCCTTGACGGTCGGCTAGGGCAGGTCGGATCACTTCGTTCCATATCTTTGGATTCTGATCCCCCACCTCGTCCAGTACCACTCCGTCAAAGTAAGATCCACGTAGTGAGTCGGGATTGTCGGAGCCGTACAGACCGATCCTGCGGTCCCAGAAGTCAACACGAAGCTCTGAAATGTTTGGTGTGGCTCCCAGCGGACGGGTGTAGTGGAGCAGGTAGTCCCAGGCAATGCGTTTGCTCTGTGCATAGGTTGGCGCAATGTAAGCGAATCGTGGGCGTTCCTTCTGGCACATCACCGCTGACTTTACCAACTGGTTGATGGCGCTGACAGTCTTGCCTAAACGACGATGCGCCACTACCACTGTAAAGCGGTGATCCTCCATCGCCTGATGGATCTCAAGCTGTGGCTCCCGCGGACTATAAGGGATGACTACTTCTCTGACGCCCATCGAATGACAGCCTCTATCGGCCCACCGTTATTGCCAGAGATTTCCAGCGGAAGTAGCTTGGGGTAAATCTGCGCCCAGAAAACTCGCTCGTTCTGCGGATCTTCCTTTGCCCACGCTACAAGCCTATCAGCGCCACCTAGCCCAGCAGCAGCAAAACTGATGGCTTCTTTGACTTGCATGGTCGTTTTATTAGGCACCCCTTTGGGTCTACCTCGACCTTTGTTTGTCAATTTCTCAATCTGTACTTTATTTACCACTTTACCGACTCCTGTCTGGGTCATCGGTTGACTTTACGTTGATCGCTGACGGATTAACTGGTCAACATCAGCGTTGCCTTTTTGCTCGGCAGTTGGAGCGAACAATGCTCGGCTTCTGCTGTCTGTAGTGTCTGGCTCGCACAGGTAATAGACTGCGAAACTGTTGCGGGTGACATCTGCTGGACAGGTTAGCGGGGCTGGTAGTCCATGCCAACTGCCACGAGTATCGAAAATTATAGCCCGATTGAACTTTGGTTCAACTGCTTTTACCAGTGTGTCGGGGTCTTTGTACAGTCCTAAGTGGCCTCCCCATTCTGGCTTCCATCCTGGCGTCAGGTACACAATCAGGTTTAACCGTCGCTGTAGGTGGAGTTTCGGGTGAAGGTTGTAGTCCAGGTGGACGTTTAACTTTCCCCCCCTGCCGTGTTGGTGTAGCCCGCCACCGTGTAACCCGACATCTGGCATGAGGTCTGCCTTGGTCAGCCGCTCCAGTATCTCCGTGAAGTGAGGACTAAGCAGGTATTGGAAGCCTTTGTATGTCTCAGGCTTGAAGTGATGCCAGTCGTTGCAGGTCTGCTTAACCTCGAGCGGGTTGTCGTAGCGGAACCAACAGTCATCGTCCTTGGCTGGAAACTCTCTTGCTAAGTTGATCGCGTCAGCGAAAAAGTCATCGACAATGCAATGCCAGAATGGGTGCGGGTCAACAATCACTACAACATCTCCCGCCTATTGATGGTTTACGTTTGCTTGACTTTCTGCGCCGGTTAACGTAGTCTTTGTTCTCCCACACTACGCACAAGATCAATTCTATGAAAATCACCCTTGAGGTTACCTCGTATGACATCGGTGGGCCTGACGTTGATGTCCAACCAGACCATGATTTTTTGCTACTCAGCGCCGCATCACAACAAGCTCTTGTCGAGGAAGCGATTCGATCACTGCAACACTACATCACAATGATCACTCTGCCTGAAGAAGTTTCTTCAGACGTTTAATCTGTTTCTCATCCATAAACATCGAAATACCTTCCCCGGCAGTAGACAACGAACCTCTAGTCAACTGATGTGGATCGGCATATTCCCCTGCTCGAGGTCCAGGCTTGTTCATCTGTGTTGGAAGAATTCTTTGATAAACCGGCTGCATGAACTCGCTTACAGGTGCTCCGATGGTGTTACCAACAAAAATTCCAGGCATATCATATCCATAAGCGCCATGCGTTCCAGGTCTTGTGCCGAGCTGCGGCAATGCTTCGTAAATTGAATCTCCCATCAAGAAAGACGGTTTGTTCATTACGTTTACATCTAGAATTGCATTCTGCAAGTCTGGATAATTGAATCCAATCCCTTTCTCAGCAGCGACTGAACTTGCTTTGTCAACAAAGACTTTTCGTAAGTCTCCAGGGCTACCGGCCTTTAGCCCTTCACCAGTTAACAGTTGCTCTGCTGCTTTTGGATCGTTCAGACCAACAAAATCCTTGTACTTTCCTTTGACGCCTTTTACCGTTGCAGAACGCACTCTGTCAGAAATGGTTTCAAGGATCGCTGGGTCAGGGTTTGTTGCTTTAATCAAAGCCAACAAACCTAGCGTCGGGCCAGTTGAAAAATTTTCTCCACTTCTTGGCATAGTATGTGGAGCCATAAATACGCGCCCAGTGCCGCCCATCGCCAAATTTTCTTCGATTGCTTGCAGCGCCCTGTTGTTTTGTGCTGTAGCAGCGCTTCTGTTGGATGCATAACCAATCTTATTGGCAATGTTTTTTTCATCCATCATGTACATTAGACCACCTGGGGTTACAAATGAATTCGCTCCAAGTGGTACATCACTTACGTTTGTAACCAACACATTGCGGCTCAACATATCTGTTGGATATGTCATCATGCTGCCACCAAGCAGTTCGTCATAGTTTATCGGCCTACGGGGAACAATCCCTGGTAGTTGCTCAGTGGTATATCTTGTGCCAACAAGTGGGTCAACATTTTTCGGGGTCGTAGCCCTATATGCCATCCCTGCCATCAACGGGAGCGCTTCCAACAACCCAGGCAGTTGCATAGCAGCTTTAAGCGCACCAGCGGGAGCATTTGGCCCAGGCATATTGCCGACAGCCTGACCCGTCCTGTAAGCCTGTTCTTCCCCGTACTCCGGCCTATCCAGCCCCAACAATCCTCGACCGAACGGGCCAGCAACATTAGCAAACGGCTGGCCAATGTTCTGTTGATAGGACTGATACGCCTGCTGAAGTCCAAGCGCACGAAGAAGTTGGCTCATGTCCATACGTCACCGCTTGTTTCTGGTACTGATCGCTTTTGCCTTTGCTTTCGCATCGGCCTTGCTGGATGCGCCCCAGGCTTGCAGAGACAACAGCAGACGAGTCGGCTTACCGTCCTTGCGCTCCGGCCCCGGCATATTGCCCATCCTCGCCAGGAACGATGCTCTCCGCGGGTTGTCGCCTGACTTTACCGGAGGCTTTAGGTCGCTGCCGGGGTTTTCTCGCTCGTAAGACTTGCGTCCGGCCTCGTTTAGACCGCCCTTCGCGTTCTTGCCAGCCTTGCGAGTCCATGCGGCACTCATTCGTCCATCATCCCTGCAATCTTGATGATGATCCCGCCCTTGCCTTTAGCCTGACCACCCAGCCACTTGTTGCAGACCATATCCTCTGAGCAGACAAAGTTAAGCTGGGCACAGTAACCCATGTCCTCGGCTTCGTCCTCCATGCCCTTTGCAATCCCATTTTCGAGACAACCTTGCATCTCATCCGACTGTACGAACGCAGCGCAGTTCTCGCACTTGTACTCTGCGTCCTCGCCTGCTTCCATGTAGTCGGCTTTCTCGACTGCCTTCTGCTTGTTGGCGTCGTTTAGCTCGGCATCACCAGTGACGAGTGGGCACTTCATTTCTTCCTCGCTGCTCTCATATTGTCTAACATATTAGGGTAGGGTCGGCCAGCAGAGGCAGCCATCGCTTTAGCTGACTTCTTCTCTTTCTTCGACAGCGGATCAGGCTTACCCAGCTTCTTCGGACGGGGCTTGTCCCAGATGGCTTTCATTTGCGCCCCGGCATTTTTTTGTAGGCTTTCTTCGGCGTCTTGGCAATCATCTCTTTTGCCACCGACATCGGAACACCGGTGTCTTTCGCCACCTTCTTGCTGCCAGCGGCTGCGTACATGAGTCGCTGTTGAGCCTTGCTAGTGATCGGCATATCAGTCCTCGACGATAGAAGTTAGATGCCCGATTCGGCCTCGTACCCCTATTGTACCGACTTCGTTGAGAATGTCACGAGACAAAAACTTGTAGAAGCCATGCTCCATGTCGAACACCTTTCCACCGTCCCACTGCTCGTGGAAGAACTTCTCTATCTGCTTCAGCGTCTCCAACATCTGCGGGATCAGGTTGTAGTCGAACGAATACAGCCGAGTCATCAGCATCCCGTCAGTCCCGACATAATCCAACGGGTAGCCTGTCTGCCTTGCCTGTGCAAACGTAGCTTTGTTCGCAACGTGAGCCTGCAAGTTGAACTGATCGGTCAATACGTATCGACCGGAAATCTTGAAGATGTGACTGTATCGGTTGGGAATGGTCGAGAGAATGTCTATCGTTGTGTGCAACTCGATAGCGTTTTTGATATACGCAACGTCTCGGTCTGTTTTGCGAACGTCTTGAATGAACTTTGACCCGTATTGCTTAACAGTAGCTCGAGGAAACACGACATTCTGATGCTCGAAACTTGATTCCAGCACCCAGATTGAAGCAATCGGACACGCTCGGTGAATGCTCTCAATAGTTTGATGCGTTTCGTGCAACCGTTGAGGATCTCCGTTAATAGCAGAAGTGACGAGAAACAGAATCACCATTTACCTCGCGTCGATTTCCACTCCTGCCGAGCAAACACCATCTCGCCGGAATACGGAAGCCCTGCGAAATGATCCGGCAGAAAGAAATGGCTAGGCCAGATCGTGAGGTCACGGTATTCGTGGTTCACCCAGGTACTCGTCAACCTCGTCGGGCCTGAGAACTGCCATGCCATCAGGTCGCCAGGATCGTCATTCAACAGATCATCGACAATCTGCCCGATAAACGGATGGTTAGGGATCGCCCCGACCGCACCGTTAGACAGCAATCCAGGCCTGAGAAGCTCCGACTCCCACGAACACCAGACATCCGGCTCTAGCATCCAGTCAGGAATGGCCCTGGAAGGCTCTGAATCGGCGTCTAACGCGATCCCGCCGTGTTCGTATAGGATCTCCCACCTCATGCAGTCTGCGACGCCACAAAGCTCTGTTTTCCAGAAGTGCTTCATGTGCTTGGCAAGTCGCCAGCCTTTGGACAGGTCGGAGTTGCCCCAGAGGTTGACCTCAAAGTCGGGGTTAAGGTTTTTCCACTTCTGGATGGTTTGGAGCGGGGCTTTGGTTTCGTCGCCCACCCAGACGAAGTGCAGGATCTTGGGGATCACAAAAAAATCCCCCTGCAATAGGGGGAAAAGGAGGAGACGCTCACAGTTTATCCCGTTGCAATTCGATCTGTCTAGCGCAGATTCTGGCGTCGGCTGAGATTTCCAGCGCCAGATTTATTGCGCGGTCGGTTTCTTTTTTTAGCAGCAGGTCGTGCAATTTCGACAAGTTCATCTTCATCGTCAGGTAATTCGTGATCCAGTCCTGCATAGTTTGAACTCCAGAGTTGATAGTTTTGACGCATGACCCTGCGATCCATTGGTTCGAGTCCTGCGAGCTTTTCGTGTGATGTGTTGTTCATTATCCTTAAAAGTTGATCGCGGAACACTGGTGGATCGTAATCTAGCCAATCAAGGTATCCGTCAGAAGCGTCTGAAAACAGGAATCGACACGCTGTCCTGGCCTCGACAGTCATAATCGGACGCTTGCCCTCCATGACAGGACGGTGCGTCATGTCTCGGATCGCCAGAGATACGACAGCGGCTAATAGTCGGGCTTCAGGTTGTGAGTCCACGTTTGGCCTTTTCGATTGCTCGGTTGATCCAGCTCGGTGGAGTGGAGATTT